GCGTGCGGGCTGTTGCTTCTGGCCAATCGTTGCGGGGATGCTGTCAGACACGCCATCACCGGGGCCTTTGAGCAAACGGCCACCATCAGAGTAGCTACCCAAAGAACCGAGGCCGCCACCTACGGCGTACATAGGCATACCGCCAGCCGCAAACCCGCCCGTGCTGGAAGAGTCTTGTTGTGTACTTGCGGCTTTATCGGCGGCGGCTTTATCTGCTACAGCTTTATCTGCTGCGGCAGTAGCCTGTTTAGCCTTGGCTGCGCGCCATTTTGCTGCTACCTGAGAAAGCGATACGCCAGTAGCCGCCGCAATTTCTTGCGGGGTTAGGTTGTTTTCAACTGCCCATGCGTAGGTGGTTGCGTCATCTTGACCTTGGTTCTTTTTAAAGTATTGGAAGATTTCCGATGGCGACATCAAGTAGTTCACACCGCCTGATGGGTCTTTGTACTCGGCCACGTAGTCAGGGTTGCGAATATATTTGCCCGTAGCTTGATCGTACGTGTACTGTCTATTGGTACTGGCTGGGTAGCCAAGCGTGGCTTCTGCGTAAGGACGAGCGATCTCGCCCACACCAGACTTGGTCGGGTATGCGCCCTTACCCATAAGGTAGTTGTACGCTGCCATGGAATCACCAGTTTGCTGGTTGAATTTAGCGTTGTAGTATTTGTCTTTGGCTTGGTCTGGGCTAATGTTAAGAAGCTGCGCTGCTGTCTCTGGGGGCAGACCAATTTTGTCAAGGAAGTTAACGTGATCCAATTCTGTAGCTGTTGGGTTTTGAATACCAAACTGGCTGTACAGATCAAGCTTGGCTTTGTCTGCGGCTGTCTTAGCAGCGGCTTTGTCTGCAATTTGCTGTTTGGCTAACGTCAGCGGGTTCGATGTAAACGCCGTCTTACCTGTAAAGTCTACAATCGGGCCTTGTGTGCCAGTCGACGCCATTGTGCCTGTGCCTTGGTATGTACCTTGGCCAACTGCGGTGCCAACAGCGGGGGCAACAGACGTATCACCAGCCACACCTTTGTATGTGCCGCTGGATGTGACTGACACAGGTTTGACTGTGGAAGTGCCGTCGCCTGTGTAGTTCAGCGTTGTGTCAGCGCCAGCATCAACGCGAGGAAGTGTGGCTAAGCCAGCAGCAGCCGCGTCTTTAGCGGCTTGCTCAGCTTGCAATCGTTTTTCCAAAGCAATAGATTCAGCAGTGCTCATGCGTGGGATAACTTTGTATCCCATTTTCTTTTCATACTCTGTTTGCCACTCAGGGGTAGCCTCAAAACCTGAAGTTTCGGCCAGCTTTTTAGCAGTTGCGTACCCACCCAAAGTATCAAAAGCCGCTGTTGGCGCGCCTTGTGTAGAAGAACGATACAGCAACTCCAATGCTTCGTCTTGGGGTGTCTTAAACTTTTTAGCCAAATCAGACGTGTACCCACCAATATAGTCAGACATGGCTTTTTGTTGGCCAGCAGCAGTTGTCAAATCAGGAGCTACATACGCAGGGGCAGCGGCAGCAGTAACAACAGGAGCAGCGGCAGCAGTAACAACAGGAGCAGCGGCAGCGGGGGCTGTTGCGTATTTAGACATGATAGAAGCTAGACCAGCTTCATCACCGCCAGCTTTCATGTAGTTGGATGCAATCGTGTCGTAGACTTGCTTACCACCAAGGTTAGCGTAGATGTTATTAAGATCCCCGCCTCCAGCCAAAGCCACAATACCGCCTTCATTGAAAGGCTTGTACGCAGGGGTGCCGTAATTGGCAGCAGGCACGGGGTTCAAACGGCGATATTGCCCATTTTGACCGTAAATGAATTGGTTGATGGTGTCTGTATTTTGTCCAATTTCAGGCATCTTTGTGGTTGTAGGAACCATAGCGCCAGCCATAATTGGTGCGGCAGCAGCGCCCAAATATTTAAAGTTATCTTTGGCAAAACTTAATGGGTCGTTTGCAACAGAACCAAGTCCAGCAGACATTTTTGCCGCTGTGGACGCGTTTGTGCCTTGCGAGACAGCGTTTGACACGGCTTTATTTGCTTCAGTAACATATTCAGGATTTACCGCACCGCCTTCTAACGTAGGAAGTATCCCACGCTCGGCCAAAGTGTCAGACATCATTTGACCAGAAGCCACGCCAGTAGCGTCAGCCGCAAGCGCGCCTGTTCCAGCGTTCATTAGTCCTTCACCCAACCCCGCGCCACCATAAGCGCCCAGTCCGGCCATGAGACCGCGGGACAAGCTGCCAGTAGCCAAGGTGGTAATGCCGCCAACAGTGGCTGCAGCCATACCCGCAGACATTAAACCACCACCAAAAGCCGCACCAGCAGGGCCTAAGAACGCGCCAAGGGCAATAGGGGCTACAGCCTTAAACAAGTCCGAAAGGAAGCCCGCTTCGGGTAAACCCGTATGCGGATTGATGGTCATTGTCGTGCCGTTAGCTTCGGCAAAAGCTTGTAGGCGCTGGACTTCGTCCGGCGTCATGTGTACAAGTAAAGAGTCGTCACCGCGACCGTGTGCGGCTACCTGTTCGGCAAACTTATGCAGGCTCATGTCAGACCTTTATTTTTAAAGCATTCGATGTTGTGTCACGGTAAACATCTCCTACTCGGAGGTTAGCTAAATTAACCTGAGTTGGCAAGGTGTTTATGTTCAAGTTAATGCTTGCTCCCGCCAAAGGGCCGGGGGTATCTAGTTGGTTAAAGTACAGACGCAACACATTAACAAGCTTATCCATGTACTGTTGGTCATATTCTACCGGAGCAAGGGGTAAACTGGGTGCAACTACATTAGTTTGTGACATCTTTATCTCCTACCATCAGGACGAATATCTATACGCGGTGCGCCAAGCTGCCAAGCCGTGTTAATTTGGTTTGACTCAACTTTGAAAATCATTTGGCGCCCGCGCATACGGGTAAAGATTTGCCCTGTGAATTCTTCGGTAATGTCGTATGCACTGCTGCTAGTTACCGGCTGGCTTGCACTGCTTGTTCTGCCAGAGCCTGAATTTGTCAAACCGTACAAAGTCATTGTGACTTTAGGCGCAGCGTTTGTTGGCGAGTTAGTAGAGTCACCAAAAGTCAAGTCTGGCAGTACGCGCCAGACAAAACCAAAGTTATGGCCGTCACCAATATCAAACTCAGACGAACTGATATATGCACTGATCGCAGCATCCGTACCCGCAGTGTTATCATTTATGCCATCTTCATGGTAAACAATATTACCGGTAGTGGTGGAACTTGTATAAACAGCGGCAATCGGAAAAGACAAAAGGCCAGAGTCCAACCACGCTGTTCGTGACATCGTGCCGTAGTACCAAACTTTTTCAAGGTAGTTGTAAATAACGTACTTGTCAATAGCACTGCTACCAGCAGAGCAGTAGAACCACCAGACTTCATTAAAGCCTTCATTGGTACCGGAGAAGACTTGCAGTGACTGCTCTTGGTTCAAGTCTTGGAACACGTAGCGGCGCAGGTCACAGTTAAGCGTCTGCACGCGGCCATCATAGGCATAGAACTTGTCCACGCCCATCCAGTACACAACACCCGAAGCAATCACAGCAGCGTTAGGACTCATGATGGAGATGTTGTCACCAAGGAGTTGCGGTGCCCACACATAAGGAGGGCCAAGATACTGAAGCGAGTACACGCTGGAATCCGTAATCACCACAATCTCTTGGCGAGTCTGAACCGTGGTTATGATCTGTGAGCCGTGAGAAAGCCGCACATACCCTGCTTGGTTTGTAGGATCGGGTGTCCAGTTATAAACGTCATTTTGTGCTGACCAACGAATCAACATTGGGTCAAGTACAGCGGAGTTATAGTCATTGCAGCCAAACACAATTACAAAACGTGAAGTGTCTGACACCGTGAGATTATTCTGTACTGTCGGCACGTCAACAATTAAAGACACAGAGCCCGAACCTGTAGATGTTGTGTTTACCACCGCACCTGCAGCATTTAGTAAATTAAAAGTTAAACCGTTAACTTGATACACATAATATGTGGTTGCCGCAGACACGCCTGTAGGTAGTGAGCCGCCAGAAAATTGAAGGGCTGCGCCTTCTGTATACAGTACAGTTGAAGTTACAAGCGTTGGGGATGCGTTGGTAAACGTGACTGTACCGCCAAGAGAATTAAGCAAAACACCACGTGTGCTTACGCTGTTTGATGCAGACCAGTAGTAAAGCCCGTATCCACGGGGGCCATAGACCAAATCTTGGCCATAATTCATTTGGTTCCACAAACGCAACTGACTTGTTGACGTACCACCATTACCCCATGTAGTACCTGTCTGCCCCCAAGTACCTGCGCCCCAACCAAGCAACGGAACAGGCGTTGCAGGGCCAACACCAATTTGATATGCAGCCGAAACAGCCGCGCCGCCATAAGAGCCAGCAGTCAGTGCGGAAGCCACAGTAATCGTAAACGTTGTAGAACCTATTGTCTGAATTTGATACTCGGCATTGAACGTGGAAGCATAAGTGCCAGTAGCCCCAGAAAACGTAACAAAACTACCCACAACAAGACCCGTAACAGAGGCAGTCACTGTGACTGTTGTTGTACCATTAGCAGTAAATGGGTTTGCGCCAAGCGTAACTGTGGATGCAATCGGGGTGATGTTGTAATACGCGCCGCCTTGGTTGAGGTAAAACTTAAGGTTTGTACCAACACCAATTAAATTTTGGCCAGCCAACGTTACCCAATTCCACAATGAACGGCAAACGCCTTGATAAGTACCACCTGAAATGGGTTGCCAGCCGCCAATAACTTCTGGAGTGCCTTGACGGAAACGAACTTTGTCGCACTCATACCATCCACCTTCGTTGGTATAGCGAGTATTCTCCCGGTTGACGCCCGGCTTAAACAGAACTTTTTGTAATGGCATCGGTCAATCCAGTAAGGCGCACTCAGCAGTGCGGCGTTTTAACAAGCCCGGCAGTACTTTGCCGCCACCTTTAGTCCAGAGCATCAGTTGTTCCTTGGCCCCGTCCCAATCATTGGCATTGATTTTCCTCTTTAACGTGCTTGTTTGCAAGCGTCCAGTGCCTAAGTTATAGCAAAAATCCACGATGGCATTGCACTTACGTACGTCTGTAATCAGGCCGGGACAGTTACGTAAAACACCGGGTAAGTACGTATGCTCAAGTTCAATCATTAAAAGCGCCCTAGCCGTGGGTTCATCCATCGGTGTATCTTCTAGCGTTACCTTGCGTTTGTCTGCGTAGTAGGTAGAGCCATAGCCAATCGTAGCTACGCCAGCCGGACAAAGGTAGGGCTTGGCCCGATACCCTTCATACCGGCGGCACAGTTCTGCGGCTAGTTCTAGGTTCATTCTTGTTCAAAATGCTCTTGTTCGGCTTCTCTTGCCTCGTCTTCAAGAATCTCTTCAAACCCACAGGTGCATGGGCCGTCTTCGTGAACTAAACAATTGTTTGCGTGTGCCATTTAAATACCCCTTTGCTTTAAAGTACGATCAAGAAACCAATAGTTAATTGTCCCAGACAACAGGGCTGAGAAGTCAGGTGTCATCATGGTCTTGAACACCTCTACGGCTGGAGCACCGCCAAGCCATGCGTTCCATGCAAACCATACGTGGATAAACGACCAGACAAATAGCACCCAGTATGTAACCACTGGACGGACAGATGCTGACAAACTAGCCACCCAACCGCCTGCGGCCTTGACCATTTCGGCTTGCTGAGTGATGGCGTTGTTGAAGGCATCCATGACTCCTACGTCCATAGCGGCTTCTCTTTGAGCGCCGATCTCAGCCAACTTCTGCTGGCCACGCAGCGTTTCCAGTTCGCACTGACGGGCAAACATGTTGAGTTCATGCTCACGCTCGTTCTTCTTGTCAAAGAACTTCAGCACCTCGGGGGCCATACGAAAGATGCCGCCAAAGATGGAACCTAGCAAGCCCCCAGATAAAATATCAAGCATGGTTATTCCCCACAGTGTTTACATTTGTGATGGCTGTCCCCATGCGAGAGCTTGACCCCCGCTAAGAGGCCAATAAAGCCACCGATGATAGTTTGGAAAGCTGGGTGGAGCATACTGAAGATTTCTGCATTGTCCACTTCCTTGGCCCATAGACCGAGCAGGAAGGCAGCAACCATACCAAGCACCGACAGGCAAAGCGTAGACGCTACCATCAAGGTTACAGAATAGGTTAATTTACCCACGACATCTTGGTTATGTTCCATTTCAACCTCTATACGTACACGTCCAGTTTGCGGTTTGTAAAAATCTCAAGGCTAAGTTGATTGCGTTCGGCTTTCTTTACGTACAACTCAAACTCAAGATCATCAATTTTATCCTTCACCTTCTTCATCTTTAAAGCTTGCGCGTATTCTTCTTGCATACGTTCAGCCCTACGTTCAAGTGCGTCCGTTTTAGTCGGCTCGCCTCCCGGTTGTACCATGGGATACCACTTGTGAATTGGCGGAATCATTTCTTTTCACGCTCAAGTGCATCCTTATATCCATGTACTACCTTGTTTCTAAGCCATGTGGAGTCGGCTGTACCCGCCCACTCGGACAGGTTGTTCCAAATAACCAAGTAATCCGTTGATTTGCAATAGGCTGCGTTCTGATCTAGCCACGCCATCATCTCTTTGTGGCGCTCTGTAGGATCGTGCGTTGTGTAGCCAATTCCGTAAAATTCCCGGACATGACAGCCATTCTTGGCTACGGCTCCAACCAGCCCCAACAGCAGTAACAGAAGGAGCCAACGCATATATCATGCTAACTCTGGTATTTTCTTCTTGACCTTGGCGGTTATGAATGCTGTCGATGTGTCTCGAT